AAGATGCCGAACACATTGTCTGCTGTATTAATCTTTGAAATACCACCTGCAATGTGACTATGATCGAATTCAATTTCGTCAACTGCTGAACGATTCAACTGTGAAGCAGTTACCAACAAGATACCTAACTCTTTACTCAGATTACGCAATTCTTCCGCAACGTACTTGTCTTTAATAAACTGATCGGTCGGGCTTACCTTAACACTGACCGGCATGACCAAATCTAAGTAATCGACCATCACAAAGTCAATCTTGATACCGGTTTGAATTTGAACTTCTTTCAAGTAAGCACGAATATCGTTCACGTTGCTCTGTGCGGGCAAACCCTTAACACGATACTTGCCGGTCTTTCTGCCGATCATCTTAACTTTCAGGCCGGTGTTGTCAATGTCTTTCCGAATTTCTTTCGTACCCATGCTAGTCAACATAGCATCAGTTCTAAGTGATGTTAGTTCTTCGGAGAGTTCTAGCGAGATATACACCCCGCTTAGTCCTACTTGCAACCAGTTCAATGCAAGGTTCATCATCACAAGTGACTTGCCTGATCCTGAACCACCTGCAAAGATATTCAATTCTCCGCGACTCATGCCACCATACAAGATTCGGTCCATCTGTGGCCAGCCAGTTGATACTTGCCCGCCTGAGTTGAAGTACTTATTGATACGTGCTGCAGGGTCGTGAAAGTAATCTGTACCCATGTCTTTTTGCAAACTGATTTGAACTGCATCTTTAATTAGTTTTTCAACTGGTGCAAAGTCGCCCTTCTCCAATAAGTCTGCTGCTGCAAGAATAGCACGTTCTAGTTCCTGTCGTTTAGTGAATGATTCGAATTCATCAAAGAACCATTCATAATGTCCTTCACTCAATTCAGGTACAGTTTCAATATCGATACCTGTGGTTGCTTTGATTTGTGTACTATCCGGGAGAATTCTGTATTTGTCAGTGTGCTCTTTATACATCTCCGCTACCGGCCGCAATGACCTGTCAAAGTTGGCACTGTTCATAATGTTCATAACGCGGGTATAAAGTTCCGCGTTGGTTATCATCATGCGCAGAAATAACTTCTGCACATCTACTGTATACTCTAGTTGCTTTTTAGAATCCGTTGCTTTTGCCAATTTTTTTCCTTTGAATTTCTAATTTTATCTTGCTCAATGTGGCGTTTTGTAATATACTAAGCAATGTAGGGAGCTTACCGTATTTCTTTACTGCATCGTTAACATCCTTGACACCGGGTGCCCAGTTTGGTAAACTCACACTATATCCTAATTCTAATGCTCTATCAATCAGTTTGAAACCTGTCTTATCAAAGTCGGGTACTACAATTACTCTGCGATTAAGTTGAGCGATTAATCGTGCTTGTTCTGAACTGATATCATCATGCATTACTGCTACTCCGTCGATTGCAAGTGCATCAAATATACCTTCTGTCACAATGCACACTTGCCAATCATTCTCTTGCTTGTCGATGTTGAATACATACCCCTGAGGCTGATCGTTGAGGTACTTTGGAATTCTATCATCTAAGAATCTACTAGTGTTACCTACTATCTTACCTCGATAGGTGTACGGTACGATTACTCTAAACTGATTGCGGCCCTTATCATCAGGAGTGACTGTGAACGAATATTTAGTAAGATCAATCTTACGCTTGTTCAAGTATTCAGTGTATATTTTATGTCTAGGGTTAGTAGTGTCTAGTACTTCACCTGCAGGCAACTGCTTGGACTTAAAAGTAATTGCTTGCTCCTGCTTCTTTTGCTCTTGCGAGAAATCCAACAAGTCTTTATTTTGTAGACTCTCTAAACTCCAACGCTGTACTTGTTCTCCGTCGGCGCCGCACCAAACTAAGAATTGATGTGTTTTAGGACTAATACTTTTACCTAGAGTGAAGCTGCAACTGAAGCTGCAATTAAAGCAGTGCATTACCCAATTGGTGCTGCCGTCAAATTTCACACCACCCCTGCTGCGTCGGTCTGCTTTGTGGCCACGGTGCCCACAGCAAATAGCGTTGAAACTAGTCCAACCACTACCTGTTTGTTTTTTCTTACCTGGAATTAATGAGAGTATATCAAACATCTATGCTATTATAGCACAAATGCTTGCGTAAAAGCAACAGTCTTGGTCAATTACCTAAACAATATCTTACCGATTGTGCCACCAGAGCTTACCATCTGCACTCTTAGGAATGCATGGCATCCGTCGATGTTAAAATAATCGGTACCGAGATACGCCTCTCGGGTAGAAGGATTAGTAATATCATACCATTCATCAGCAGCACCAGTGACGGAACCCTGAATATTGATCGTGCCCGTATAATCACTGAAGCCAATTTGAACCGTGTAGTTTGACGCGGCTTTACCTAAGTATGTCTCACTGAAGTAGGTGACTGGAATTTCGGCAGTGGGGACTGAGTGCGCTAGCTGGCTTAGAGCCATTGATTTTACATATTTGGGTAAGATACTATCAGTCACATCAATTATCCCTCTACCACCTGAGTTGTCGTCTACGAACACGGGATGCTCAAACGCACCATCGGGAATAGAGATTGAATAATAACACAATGCAGTATCCATACCTAAGGTTTCATTCATCGTTACCTCAAGTGTAGCGATTCCTGTAACTGGCAATAGAGGGGTCAGCGACTTTTGCAGAAGGACCTGTGAACCGTCATAGCTCATTAGTCTGCATGTCAACGTCTTACCTGTGATATTGACAGGTTTTTGATCCTGATTGATGAATTGGAATTGAAGTTTATTGTCAACTCCCTTGTGAATTTTTAAGTTTCTAGAATACACGGTTTGATATCTCCTGTTGGATGACCCTGAGTACAAAACTACAGTTTGTCTGGGTATGAAGTAATTTACTGTTGTAGCGTACACAAAAAGGCTCCTTTACTATATTTAGTTAAAAATATTATTATGGTTATCCGAAACTGATAAATATCCATAGACAACAAAAAACAATGATCCAAAACGAATTCTTCACCAAATTGACAAAAAACCATCCGTTTATCACTGTCTGTTCCTACGCAGGTCAGGACTATGTTGGAATCGTCCAGAATAGAGATGATATCGTCACTACAATCTACGATTACGGTGCTATAGTCGATCAAATATTGCGTGATCGGTTCTTAGAACTAGGCGATGTTTGGTGGTGGGAGTCGAATAGACTAGTCCCAATCAATATGTTCTTAAAAGATGACTGGGCTATGTTCAGACCCTATCTAAGAACGTTCAACAACAAAAGTCTTACTGTAGTTCACGGGCCAATATGCAGTATGCTAGAGTTAGCAAAGCGTAAAAGTAAGCGCAAATCAATCACCCTCGTTAAGCGCCTTAGCTGAGTCTGCTAGTAAGTTCATATGAACTGCAACTAGGTGTGAATAGGAAATACTATGCGACTTCTTGAATGTGTACCCGGTATCATCTTTATCCCACACTGTTTTAACAACTTCTTTCCAAGGTAATCCAATCAAATGCTTCTTAGAGGGGCGAATGACAGCTAGAAACATCGCTAGTCTGGGAATGCTATCAATAGGCTCTGGCATCTTCTGCATACTATTATAATGATTCGCCAAGTGAATGAGTTTTTCTACAAACACTCTATCATTCAATTTCTTCCAATCAGGTTCAGCCATCAAACTGATTAAATGTTGCTCATCACGGATCTTATCATACACATGAACATTCAAAAAGTCTAATTTGATATAGCCACGCTTCTCGGCGACTGTGTAGTCGAGATTGGCCATTACGTTGATAGCATCAAGTGGCACATCAGTGACATATATACCAGTTGCGTGTTTGCGTATAGGTGTTACGTTGCGCATTGCTGCGGGGACGTGTTTGATATGCTGTAGGATCGAAGTACGATCCGCAAAATCTATATCAATATCTGAGTCAAATCTCATTTAGGTTGAACCAGTCCTGCTTTGATTAATTTCAAGTAACCCTTTTGTAGAATCACTGCCTGGCGTTCAGCGTCTTCGACCGCTTTATGGGTTGTTTTATAACTTCCATCTTTCAAACTTACACCGGTGATTTCATAGATAGTTCTAGTGTCTCTGACTTTGTAGAACTGCCATGGTGCGAGTTGACCAAGCTGTCGCCACGCATGTTCCATAACAACTACGTCAAATGACGCACCATTAGACCACACATTATTATGATTCCAACAAAACTTATAAAGAGTAGTCATCGCATCAGCAAAAGAAACCCGTCCTTCATCACCCATCGCTTCTTCAATGGCGGCTGGGTTTTGTGTACTCCACCAACGCAGTGTATCTTCATTGATACTCCTGTTATGAATCTCAGTTTGATCCTCAATCGTAGGTCTAATTTCAATCTTGTCAATAATGCCCGTGCCACGTGGGTCAAATAATACTGCACCAATTGTAAGAATCACACAATCTGGCGTTGTGTTCAAACTCTCAATATCTATCATAATATCCATACTTATTTCTTTCTACTTTTACTATAGGGCGATTCTACTCTAGGCATGCCGCATCTAGCACAGTAGCATGTTGCCTGAAATGCTTGGCCCTGGGACCAGTGCTCATCCCATATTTCCCAATTAGTCCACTGATGCCAATTAAATCTGCACTTGAGCGATTGTATTGGCTCAAGGTCTTTTAGAATTCGCCATGTGTTTTTCTTTTCGTGCTTTACTAAACGTTCCATTATAGATGCCACATTTCATACATCGTCATATATTTCTCATTCCATATCTCTATTGTAACACGGCCCGCGTGTAAAAGAAAGTCCCAACCGCTACCTCTTTCACCGAAATTGCGTCTACACCATTTTACAATGACGCTAGGATCTTGGTTCTTTAGTTTGCAGTCGTATACATATTTTCTTTTGTTAGCCCTGTTGCCAGCAGATTTATCAGCGATTACAACCTCGTACTGTATTAGCTCAGTGAAAGGTTTGAACTGTCCTAGCGGTTGATTTTGTATTGCCATTATGACCACCTCAATATAAACATCATCAAATCTTTCTCAGAATCAAACTCTACTGTCATTCCAACCTGAGTAGTACCTAACTGAGTATCACACCAGTCTTTAAGTTCTTCGTAATGTGTGTTCCAGTAATAGATATCACCTAGTATTACCATGTCTTTTGAGAATTCTAATTCATTTTGGCGTACGATTATAAATCGCCGCTTCATGTCAAAGCCTAAATCTAGCCCTAGCCCCATAGCAATGTCGCCATAGTTGCATACTTCGCGTGTTTCGTTCTAACTTTAATCGTTAATCGATTCTCTGCTGCATTATCATCGCGCAGACCCCATTGCCAGTCCCATCCCTGCTTCCCCACATTCTTTTCTAAAAACGGCCTATAGTGGTCGTTCGGATCCGCCGAATCAATGGCCTGTTGGGTTGCGCCCATTGTCCAGTCCCACCGCGAATCGGTTTCATCAACTACAAAGATTTTACCAACCGGCCACTTGACACTAATAGTCACACCCGGCACCCAACGCCACCATGCAGCTTCTACTACATTGCCCGCTCGTTTATGTATTTCCCATTTAGCCATATCTACTTGTCTCTCTAATTCGGTTCGAGGTAATCCATATGGCCATGGTATCATACTCGGTAACGGTATAGGTCGAGTTAGTTGTACCATTTCACTTTGCCCACATTAGTAAAAACAGCGTAACATAACTTTCTTCCAGAAAGAACATATAACCGGGCATTCCGGCTCTAGCACAATACCATTCATCTCCGGGAAATGTTTTAGAACACCATTCACATATTATATCAAGTTCTTTGTTGTTGTACAAGTCGATTGGATACCTGTGTGGTAGGATGGGCCGGGGATGGATGTGGTCACCAATCAATGAATCCGTAAGTGTCTTAACTTTTGGCTTCTTTACTTTTGGCTTTTTCATGCCCACCTCAACGCAAACCAAGTTGCCAACTTTGGATCTTTAACTGTGATAGTAGGAACATATCTGGGACGCATGTCACGAGGGTTGAACGCATCATGTGGTTGAGGATACAAAGGTACACGCTCATAGAACCAGTCATAATCAGGACCGTTATTGATATCAGTCAGGTTGCCTCTGCCCACATTTTCGTTTAACCATTTGGTACATCCTTCTGGTACGCCTTGTCTAAACTCTACTCTCATTCCCATCTCAATCTAAAGAACACTGCATCACGCTCGGATGCAAAGAAATAATCAATAAGAACCCCCCGAACAGGCTCACTATTTTCATGTACATCATTGGTAATATAATCAGGGCAATGCTCTTTTGCCCATTCTACTGCTTTCCATACCGGATCATACGGCAAAGTGACTTTCGTAACTTTCATAACCACCGTAATGCAAACATGATAGCTGCTTGTTCCCACTCAAATTGAATAATTACGAATCCTTTATGTCCCGATACTCCTTGTTCGTAGTGATCCCATTCAACATGGAAGCGTCTGAAGGGTCTGTCTTGATCGGGGTAGGTATCGCACCACTCATATGCGCCGAGCGGTAATCCGTCATCTACTTTGATTCGATATGAAAAATATGGTTTATTATCGCCGCCGAGACTAGTGTAATATTTCATTTTACTCCCACCTCAAACTAAAAAACACAGCATCTTTTTCTTCCTTGAAGTAAATCTTAGTGTGCCCGAACGTGCAAGATATTGCCCAATTATTATCATCCATTCCATCGTAATAGTAAACCCACCCACCTTGACCTAAATTGTGTTCGCACCACTTCATCATTTTATTTTGTAGATGGTAGTGGCCTCGGCCGAGGCTGACAATGAATGCAGGATCTTTAGCGGCCATATCAACTCCATCTCAACATAAACCAAGCGTAATCTTTTTCACTGTTAAAGTGAATAGTTTCGAACCCATTAGTATGCCAGCATCCGCATAGATTTTCACGACACCAATTGACAACATCAATCCATTTTGCGCAACCATTGTATTGCCAACTCATTATGACCACCTTAGTGCTAGTACAGTGTAGAGCTTTCCGTGTATCTCAAATATATTTATAAATTCCCAAGTACCGTCGGTTAGTTCATAAAACATATCAGATGATTGGGAACGAATCCAAGTACTTATGATTTTGTTACATTCTACTGTATACCACTGCTCACCGTCTACTAGGGTTCGATCAGTGATCTTGAATTTACATCTCTCTGGCATAGCACCTGTAAGGAATTGAACTAGCGTACTCTTACCGGAGTGGCGACCAGCAGTTATTATAGATAGCTCGCCGTGTTTAATGCCACCGGAGAGCATGTTTAGCAGTATTTCCATACATGTATTATAACAGAGTATGGATTAAATGTCAATAACCGCCAGCTTGCATAATTTCTCGGACCTGTTTAGCAACTTCAGGGTCACGCTTGAACTTGATTGCCCATTGTTCTGGATCAATGTATTCTATGATAATTTTAACATGATCTGGGTTCAGTGTATCTAAAAATTTAGTACCACTCTCGCTTTGATATAACATCCACGGGCTTATCTTGCCCGTGGTCACTGCATAACATATCTTGTTTGCATTCCCGAATCGTAACAAGTCATGTGACTGAATATTTGCTTCTTTGGCTAGTAGAATACTATGTTCAATGCCACGATGTATTGCATCAAACGGATCCTCTTTGCGAAGGTAATCCTTTAAGAAGGTGGTATACACTGAATCACTGTGCCAGTTGTCTAGCTTGATGTTTTCTTTGAGCAACCAATCAACAAAACGGCTTACATTGACTACGTTCACTTCTCCGCAGTAATTACCAAATTTTACAAAAGCAGTGTAATACGCACTCTTGATAAATTCCTCATATGTCTTATTCTTAGTTCGGCTCATGCTGTTCTTGGTGTAGAACTGCAGCCAGCACTGGAACCCAAGTCGGTTGCCCTTGATATCCTTATTCATCCATCGTTGCTTTTGTTCACATAGATGGCTTAGTAGGGTTCTTTCTCTTACGAATTCCCGATTGCAAAACTCACAACTATGTTTTGGCTCAACCGTTACCGCTGTCTTTTTCATATTGTTTAATTTCAGCATCTGTCACTAATTCCGATAATGTTTCAATATCTGTTTGCTTTAGATTAGGATACTTGCTTGCCAAGTATACCTTCTTCTTGTGTTTAGTGACGAATTCTTCACTGATAGCACGTACATGAGCTTCACTTGATTTCGGATATATCTTAGTGAAATACTCGCGCACTTCTTTTTCTTTAGGAGTTTCTTTAAGCTGTGTTACTTTACTAGATAGATGCGGGATCCATTGATGAAACTGCTTACCGATTCCTGGACTAGCTGCACACAACATCTGCCACTGTAGCTTAGGATGCTTGCTAACATACTCATTGAACAAGTGAGTATTTGCATGATAGTTCGTACTCATCAGATAATAGCCTTGCAGATCACCGCTAGACTTGATAGCACTCATCCAATGTGTCATCATATAAGGAACAAACTTACGCTGCTGCTCATCAGTCAACTTATCGATGTACGCATAGTCTTTCTTATCCAGTGCAGTTAATGCATTGAATAAGTCAAAGTCCATGTTTTCAAACTTTTCTTCAGTGGGTACTGCCGCTTTTCTAGTTGCCATTAGAAGCACTGTCCGTAATCAATAATTTCACAGTTGCGACTAATTTCTTTAACAAAGTAAACACATCGAGGTTTCGCATCATCATCGATAGGTACACATAGAAATTGACCGTTCTTTAGCCTAGGTGCATACCAAGTTACGTCATGGTAGATATCAACAATCTCAATGTCTTGAAAGCTAGGTCTAAATGCAGTGAGTGGATTGAATTCGAATGCCTTGAAGCCTCGATCATTGATGCTAGTAAGAGGTAGTGTTTCTAGGTCGCCCATGTCAGGCTCACCAATTAGAATCTGCCAATCAAC